ATTTTAGTAATTTTAAATCTTTTTCCTTCGTACTTTACAAAGGCTTCAGTGTCTAAACTAGAAGTCTCAGCAGATAAGAGATTTACGAAAGGAATTGGCGCCATTGGGTCAATCTCTTCAAAATCTTCTTCCTCTTCTTCGCCCTGTGACATTTCAAGAACAGGTTCTGCAGATTTTTCTTCAGTGACACTTTCTTCAGAAGTTTCTTCAGTTGCTTTTTCTTCCACTTCAATTGTCTCTGTAATTTCTTCTACAGCCTCAACATCGGTTTCAGAAATGGCTTCATCAGATTTCTCTTCTAAAACGGTATCTTCTGTTTCCATTTCTTCCTCGCTTTCTTTGAAATTTTTGACGAAGTTATCATATTCATCGTCTGCTTCAAAACTTTTTCTAATGCTGAATAGTGAATTTTGATTAGCGGGTACACTGACTACACTAATTTCTAATAATTCAACATCGGTAATAGTCATAGAATCTGAGTGAGGGTCATATTTACCATCTTTAACTCTGAATCCTACTGAAAAACTCTTTAAAGCTCCATCTTTAATTAAAGTTTGAACTCCATGTAATTTCTCAGCTGCATCACTAACATTACCTTCTACATAGATGCCTTTTTTATCAACAGTAACTTTTTCTACCTTTCCAATAGGCTGATCATGTTTATGTTGGTATAATAAAACAGGGTTTTTTCTGTAGTTGTCTACTCCTTTAGCCCACGCTTGTGCAGTAACAACATCTCCGACCCTGTCTTTATCAGTAGTATTTGCGTATCCAGCAATTTTTAATCCTCTAGAAGTTTTTGTTAACTTCTTGGCTTCAAAACTACTATTTAAATAAAAAGTTTTTTCCATTTTCTTTTCCTTTATTCGTTAGCGCTAGAATCTAATGATTCAGGCCTACCTCCTAAAGAAGGGTCAACAGCGCTTCCAGTTATATTTTGAGGAATTCTTATTGAATCGTTTTCCTCGCCATCTAATCTCTCTAATCCTAAACCAGATCTTGCTTCATTTACTGTTATAATACCAGTGTTAACAAGGGTTGAATAGTATACGGCTTGTGTCTTATTATCAGGTTGTAGCGCAGAAATAGCTGTTTTATCAGGCCTAATAACTACTCCACCATTAAAATAGTGGGAAAAAGCACTACAAAATAATGATAAAAGCGGTAATACTGTGTGATTATAAAATAACATTTCGTTTGCTGCAATATTAGCATTGTTACCGCTTTTTAGGAGAACATAAGGTACTCCTAAAGATTTTGCTATGTCTTGCTGAATTCTTTCGATAGAGTTTTCAAAATCTAATTCAGTAAAACTAATATTAGAAAACTTGTCTATTTTTAACCCGCCATCTAAAATTGCAGGACTTCTAGCTCCTTTAAATAAGGAAGAGTAGTTACTTCTCCAAGCTTCTAATAATCTTTCTTTTACTTTTGGACTTAAAACATTGTCTGTTTGAAGAACAAGTCCTGGAACCGCGTTATTCTTAAAAAAGACTCTTTGAAACTCTGTCATTTGATAGTATAATTCAAATAATCTTTCTAAGTTTCTTAATTTACTGGTTCCTCTAAAGATACTTTCCTCATTGTCTGATTTAATATGAATAATTTCATCAGGAGTAAAAGTAATTCTTTCTGCTTTTGATGTTTGTCTTGAAAATCCAAAATAATCTGTATTAGTATTGTGAATTAAGTAATTGTAGTGACTAACAAAAGTTTTTGAATCAGCAACAACTTCAACATCGTTTGCAGGTAGTAAATATAATCCACCGTTCTCTTTATCATAGTAGAAAAATGCATTACCGTCAAGATAAAAATCTAAAAATGCCCTTCTGAATAAACGAGCTCTATCCTCAAAGGGATTAGGCTTAGCATTCATTATTTTGTGAATTTTTTTAGCTGCACCGCCGTCTACTATTAAAGGCACGCTTGTAGCCGCGTTTATTATGACTTCAATAGATCTATTAACAATCTCTATCTGTCTATAGGCTGATTCAAAATCAACTATTGACTCTGGTAAATTGTAAGGATCTCTTGAAGCAATAAACGGTTGAGCAGGGTTAAGCTTTTCTCTTGTAGTAAGCCTGTCAGCAAGCCAATCTCTAATTCCCATTATGTTTCTCTTTTTGTATATTTATCCAGTTAATAATTTTCTTATCAAAAGAAATAGGATAAACTTGTCCATATAAATTATGTAAAAGACTGTGGTGAAAATTACATAAAGTGTATAAATTAGTATTATTTAAGTACTCTTTATAATCTTCTTTAAATTTTATTCTTATACTCTTAATGTACTCTACATCATCTATTCTGTCAATTTTATTTTCTTTACACCAGTGATGAAAGAGCTCAGAAATAGAATATATGTGATGTAATTCTAGTTTCTCTTTTGATCCACATATATAACAAGACTCATCATATTTATATTCTTTTTTGATATAATCTCGTATATATTTTATAGGGATTCTTTTAAGCATATATACTAACTTGTCCTCTCATATTAGAATATATTGCATATCTTATAGCATCACAACAATGAGAAGTCCAGTCGTGTAAAGGTTTTTGTTTTTCCGTTCTCTCATTCCATCTATAAGCAGCCATTGAATCAAAACTATGTCTAGCATTATCAATATCAAAAGTTAACTTATCATTATCAACTAAGTTTTGAACGGATAATATACCGTCATTTACACTTTTTTGAGCATTCTCACAATAAATATCATAGTCATATGCTAAATCAGCTTTAGTTTGTTGTGCTGCAGAATCAATATAAATTGTATCAATATCCCATTTATCTGCAATTTCTTTTATGTGTTCTGCGTGTACTGAAGTAGTTCCTTCTTTTGCTACATATTCATCTACAACAAAGTATTCATCATCTTTATTTTTAGCTAATACAACAAAAGCTGTTTCGTCTCTATAACCAATATCAAGACCTGCTATAAACTCATATCTATAATCACCCGGATTTATTTCTTCAATCTGTCTTAAATGCTTATTTTCGTCAATATTATAAATTTTACCTTCTAGAGTTACCCAATCACATTCATACTCTTGACCAAATAAGTTTCGGCTCATACTTTTACGAGCTTCTTCGATATCTTTTTGATTTAGTAAAGGGTTTGATTTCCAAGTAAATCTAGCACTTCCCCACTCTTCAAATTCTGGATCTTGCCCTCTTATATAGTACTCATATAAATAATTACCTTTTCCTCGTGGTGTTGATATCCACAAACAACGAGAATCAGGAAAGGTAGATAGCGCAGGTCTTAAATCTCTAGTAAAATACTCATCATTAGGAATAATTGCCGCTTCGTCGACTATTAACAAATTAGCCGCTCTACCAATTAAGCTATCTCTATTATTAGCAGATAGAAGTCTAAAAGTACTTCCATTAATTAATCTAATGACTTTATCTTTTTGATTAAATCTGTCAGTTTCTAATGCTAAATCTCTAATTATTTGAGTAGTATAATCCCAAATAATTGAAGACAAAGAAAAGTTCGGTGCAACAACCATTACCTGTGTTCCAGGTTCTAAAAGCTTAGCAAAGGCTAAAATAGCAGCGGCATAGGATTTTCCTGTACGACGTGCTGATATATGTACCCAAAATCGGTTATTCTCTAAACCTTCAACCATTCCCCACTGGCTTTCATTCAGCTTTAAATCAAGCTGGTTTACCATAGGGATTCTATGTAGAAGTTTTTCTAAATTGATTTTAAAAAATTTATCACTCATTATCTATACATATTTAAAATAGTATAAATAAATCCAGCAAGACCTCCGATAAACATGCCGATAAAGATTAAAGTTTTTAAACTAGTTTTACCTTGAGTAGCTAATACTTTTAAATCTTGTACTTCTTCAAAAGTATACTGAATTTGCTCTTGAAGTCTTTCAAAATTTTCCATGATTTTATCATATCTTTCAGCACAAATTGCTTCATGCTTGGACAGTTCGAGTTTTGTATTTTGGCTACGTTCGTGCAATGTCTCTACATCGTTTTGAAGCTGATCTAATTCTCTTTGTGTATCCATAAGAATTCTCCAACCCCCTCGCTAATTTATTTATGACCACTCAGTTGTTTTTGTATCAAACCAATTATTAGCCATTGTTGAAACCTCTGCATCTGTCATAACTACAGGATCTGTTTCTGGATCTTCGCTCTCTGTTGAAAAAGGATTAACAGAGTGCATAGTTAATATTCTAGTATTAAAAGTTTCTTTTGTAAATACTGTTAAAGTACTAGGAATATAATGTTCTGCACTATCACTAATACATCCAACATAGGTATGATTATTTGAGTTATACCAGTAACCACCATCATCAATCCAAATTGGGGTTTTTTTATTATTTGAGCGTGCTCTTACTTTATGAAGTTTATATTCAACTATCATTTGAATTCTCCTCTAAATCGTTTTTAGGAAGAAACAGAGCATCCTCATCATAGTGATTTCTTAAGCCTTGTAAACTCATCCTTACTTCGTCTACTTTTAACTGATCAAGAAGTTTTTCGCACATTGCATCTAAAAACTCATACATAGGCTTAATTGTATAGTCATCTATTTTTTGTTCATACTCTAAAAAAGCAGCCATATCTAAATGTATTTTTCCAGGATTCACTCCTATTTGTTCTAGATACTCTTGCTCTCCTTTTGTAATTCTTCCACTTTGTCTAACATCTCTTAAACACTGAACTAAGCTTCTTTTTAAGTGTGATCTTGCTTCTTCTTTTTCAAAGTCTTGTTCAGTATAATCTTTATAATTTTCTTTTAAATCATCGTACAAATTAGATAAAGTTAATACATCTTTCATAGCACCTTCAACATATTTCATTCCATTAGCCATGCCGCTTTTTAGTTGAGCAATATCTATCTCTAACAACTGCTTTTTTAAGACATCTTTTTCTTTATCTAGTCTCTCTTCTTTTTGTTTTAGTTTAATCTCATTCTTTAAATAATTCCATTTTGCTTCTTCTAGTGCTTCTCTTTTTCTAGTCATTTCTGCACTAACTTGTCTTAAATTTTTCATTGGAGCTGCATAACTTAAGTTAATATGTCTCCAAGTCCATTGTGAATGAGATCTGTTCCAAATTCTTTCAGTCTCTGCAACATTAGCTATAGCTATGTCTACTTTTTTTGCATTTTCTGCTAGTGTCAAGTTGCCAAAACTTTTAACATTAGCCATATCACTAGTGTTAAAAACCTCAGAAATAGTAACACCTCTAGCTTCTTCAGCTACTTGTACTAAATCTTTATTATCTTTTGTTATTGTAATATCAGCCATGTTCCCCTCATTCTATGATATATTAAAACTTATTGAAATTCTATCTTCTGTATTTTCATTGGGCTCAACATAATGTTCTAACCATGATGGAAATATTATACAAGCTCCTGACTCTGGTGTCAACCCATAATTTTTAACTCTAATTCTGCTGGTCTCTGACCTACTAGCGGGATTGACTAAAATTAATCTGCCACAATTTTCTGGAACCCTTACATAATATACACCGCTAAGCTGTCCACTGTGTACATGGTGAGCATTATAGGAGTATTGTGAATTTATATTTAACCACATAGAATCTATATTTAAAGGAGCTTTTGTTCTCTCAGAAAACTCTTCTGCTATTCCAAAACTAATTTCATCTAACTTATCTATTAAAGGATGCAATAATTCTTTATACTCTTCAAAGATATAATCATGACTTTGCCAGCCTAAAAAATTAGAACGTTTTTTACCTTTTGAACTATTTTTTAACCAGTAAGCAAACTTAATTAGTTCTGTATTAAAAGATCCATAATTAGGCAGTTTAAACCCCCAAATCGGTATGGGCATTATGTTTTCTAAAAAATCATTATGGTTTATCATCTAAAATGAGTATATCCTTGAACCCAAATAACTAAAGACCACCTTGTTCCTCTAGTAACAGGGGTTACTCTATGTCTCATATAACTCGGAAATAAAATAACACTGCCTCTGTCTTTTGGCATAGTCACTGGCTGACCTTCATCAACCTGTAATTCTCCTCCTTCATAATCAGAGGGGTCAGAGAGCTGTACTACCATAGAGATTTTTCTTCCATAAGAATTACCTCCTCCTACATCAATATGCCAATCATAGTGTTGTTTAGTCTCATTACTTGTGTACTCTAGAAGTTGTAACCCATGCATAATACCTGCAATTTCAAAATCAAAATGATGTTGATTAGTTACATCCGCTATAAACATCATTTTTTCAAATAGACCATTTGTTTTTTCGTTGATGAAAATATTACGAACATAAACGTCACGAGTTTCTCTTCTAATTTCACCTCCGTTTTCTCCTACAGAGGCAAATTCTGGATATTCGTTTTTACCATATTCAATAACCCAATCACACTCATCTGGAGTAAAATACATTTCTCTTTTAGAGTGTTCAGCATTATGAAACACAAATCCAGGAGTTCTAGGTTTTTGTCTTGGAGCCATAAACTTTGCCATTATTCACCTACCTTAAACTCAAATTTTTCTGGAAGAGGCTTCTTTTCTTGAGTAGTTTCCCAAGGCTTTTTTGATAAGTTATCGTACATACTATGTAGTTCTTGAGACTCTTCCCAAGGTTTTTTTACTATAGTACGATTACCAGTTTTTGGAATTCCAAGAGAGGTTCTTCCGTCAAACTTACATTCTTGTGCATACGGACCGTTTGCATCTACATAGTGAAAAAATACTTGAGCTTGCCAATCGCCTCGATATTCTGGTCTCCAATGAGGCACTTCACAGCCTCTGTATAACATCATCTCTCCAAGACCAATTTCTATTTTTTTGCCGACCTTATCTTCATCATCTTTGCCTACATAGATAGGCCAAATAGGTTCACCTTCTTTAATACCGATAGTCATTGTACCAGAAATTTCACATGACGGACGATCTTTATGATACTCTAAAACTTCTCCATTTTGATAAATACGAGAGTATGTATACGCCGGTATTAATGATACTCCGATTAGATTACTTAAAGGAGCAGCTAGTCTCGCTAAAAGAGTGTCAAATAATGGATCTCCATAAATAGACCAAGATTTTGGACACTGTTTATCGTCTCCTCCTAAAGATACAGGTGGGACTAAAAGTCCCGCATCTCTTTTTACAAATAAATAATCAGTCATAAGAGAACACACCTCATGACTGACTACATCATTAA